GAGGAGACCGGCTTCGCCGCCACCCATGACGACAGATTTTTGTTGTTGGAGATCCACGTCGAGCTGAGCATCCCGGGCGACGAGCACAAGGACAAGGACGGCAACCCCACCGCCATCGAGCGGCCCTACGTCGTCACGGTGATTAAAGATACCGGTGCAGTGCTCTCCATCAGGAGAAACTGGCTTGAAGGAGACTTGACCCACCAAGCGCGTCAGCACTTCGTGCACTACCAGTACATCCCGGGCTTCGGTGCGTATGGCTTCGGGCTGATTCACCTCATCGGAGGCGCGGCCAAGAGCGCCACGAGCCTGACCCGCCAGTTGGTCGACGCCGGTACTCTGTCAAACCTTCCAGGGGGACTGAAGGCCCGTGGCCTTCGAATCAAAGGGGACGATACCCCCATCGCCCCGGGCGAGTTCAGGGACGTCGACGTGCCCTCCGGCACGGTGCGCGACAACATCATGCCCCTGCCCTACAAGGAGCCGTCCCAGACGCTCCTGACGCTGCTGGGCAGCATCGTGGACGAGGCGCGGCGGTTCGCCGCCACAGCAGACCTCAAGGTCTCGGACATGTCCGCGCAGGCCCCGGTGGGCACCATGCTGGCGCTGCTGGAGCGCCAGCTCAAGATCATGTCGGCGGTGCAGGCGCGGATGCACTACGCGATGAAACAGGAGCTGAAGCTCCTGAAGGCCATCATCGCTGACTTCGCCCCGGAGTCCTACGACTACGAGCCTGACACGGCGGTGCCGCGTGCGCGGCAGAGCGACTACTCCCTCGTCGAGGTGATCCCGGTCAGCGACCCGAACGCGGCGACCATGAGCCAGCGGGTGGTGCAGTACCAAGCGGCGCTTCAGCTTGCCCAAGGGGCTCCGCAGATCTACAACCTGCCGCAGCTTCACCGCCAGATGCTGGAGGTGCTGGGCATCAAGAACGCCGACAAGCTGGTCGCGCTGCCCGAGGACCAGAAGCCCCAGGACCCCATCACCGAGAACATGAACGTGCTGCGCGGTAAGCCCGTCAAGGCCTTCGCGTACCAAGACCACGAGGCGCATATGGCCGCGCACCAGTCGTTCATGCAGGACCCGAAGATCGCAATGGCTATCGGTCAGAACCCGATGGCGCAGCAGATGATGGCTGCGCTTATGGCCCACATCGCGGAGCATGCTGGGTTCTCGTACCGGGCACAGATCGAGATGTCCCTCGGGGTCCCGCTGCCCGCGCTGGACGAGGACGACACCGCTCCCATCACGCTGGACGACGAGAAGGCTCTGGCTCCGCTGGTCGCCGCCGCTGCCCAGCGCACACTGGTGATGAACCAAGCGATGGCGGCGCAGCAGGCCGCACAACAGCAGGCCCAGAACCCTGAGCTTCAGATCGCTCAGGCGGAGTTGCAGCTCAAGGAGCGCGACAGCCAGCGCAAGGCCAAGAACGACGAGATGGACTTCATCGTCGCCCAAGAGCGCCTGCGACTCGACCGCGAACGACTCGCGTCAGAAAACCGTAAGGCCACTATGAAGACCGTCATGGACAAGCAGTCCAAGGACGCGGATAGGGCGGTGAAGGTGATCCAAGCCTCCCGCCCGCGCCCTGTGCCTAACCGTAACGGTAACCCTGGGAGCTGAACATGGACGAGAAGATCCTGATGGTGCTGCGCACCAAGATCAGAACCCAACTCAACGGTCTCACTGACAACATCGCCGGAGGTTCTGCCAAGGACTTCGGTGAATACCGTTACGCCTGCGGCGTGATCCACGGTTTGGCTCTGGCCGAGCGTGAACTCCTCGACCTCATTGAGGTCGCCAAACGCAACGACAACTGATTCCCCCGGGCCGCTGGCCCGGACCCCCGCCGTGGTGCTCGGGCAAGCCACGGTGCCAACCTGCCCGCGAAAGTGAACCATGAGTGACGATATCAACGACATCTCCGACACCGAAAAGGCCCGCCAACTGCCTGAACCCTCGGGATACAAGCTGCTGTGCGCCCTCCCGGAAGTGGAGGACAAGTACGAGAGTGGCATCCTGAAGGCGGACACCACGCTTCGCGTCGAAGAGCACAGCACTGTGGTGCTGTTCGTGCTCAAGGCTGGACCCCAAGCCTACGCCGACATGGACAAGTTCCCAAGCGGGCCGTGGTGCAAGGAGGGTGACTTCGTCATCACCCGCGCCTACGCGGGTACGCGGTTCAAGATCCACGGTCGTGAGTTCCGTCTGATCAATGACGATCAGGTGGAAGCCGTGGTGCAAGACCCCCGTGGTATCACTCGCGCTTAAGGAGCACCAATGGCTGAGTTCAAATTCCCCGACGAGATCGAGACCAAGGACGACAAAGCCACCGATAAGGTGGAGTTCGAGGTTGAAAACGACGCCGAGATCGAGGTTGTCGATGACACCCCCGACCAGGACAGGGGCCGCAAACCCTTGGAAAAGCCCGTGGAAGAGCCCACGGACGACGAACTGGCGCAGTATGGCGAGAAGGTTCGCAGTCGGATCAAGGAGCTGACGCACGCTCGTCACGATGAGCGCCGCGCCAAAGAGGCGCTGGAGCGGCAGAACCAAGAGGCCATCCGTGCCGCTCAGATACTGTTCGAGGAGAACAAGAAGCTCAAGGGACAGATCGACAAGGGTACCGGTGCGTTCGTCTCTCAAGCGCAGCGACTCGCGGAAGTCGAAGTCGAAAAGGCCAAGAGTGCGCTGAAAGCCGCACACGAGGCTGGAGATACCGAGGCGTTTGTTGAGGCACAGGCCAAGCTGAACGAAGCGGTGTTCATGCAGCAGCGTGCCAAAGCACTCAAGCCTGCCCCCTTGCAATCTGAAGAACAACGTGGTAACGTTGCTCCTCAACAGCCCTCGCAACAAGCACCGGTTACTCAACTCGATCCAGCCACAGAGGCTTGGAAACAGCGTAACTCGTGGTTCGGTGAAGACGAAGAGATGACGAGTCTCGCGATGGGCGTGCACAACAAGCTCGTCAGATCCGGGTACAACCCGGGGTCGAAAGAGTACTTCGATACCATCGACTCTCGGCTACGCCAAGTCTTCCCCGACAAGTTCGAGACTCCCAAGTCCGAACCGGCCCGCAGGCCGCCTACCGTCGTAGCACCGACGCAAAGAGCTACGTCAGCGAAGAAGATCAAGCTGACGCAATCGCAAGTAGCAATCGCCCGACGCCTCGGCGTCCCCTTGGAAGAGTATGCCCGCAACGTGGCAAAACTGGAGCAGCAGAATGGCTGAGACCCGCACGCCCCGAGAACTCGCGACTCGCGAGAAGACGCAGCGTCGCTGGCGTCCCGCTTCTACGCTTCCTGATCCGACCCCGGAGCCCGGTGTGGGTTTTCGGTGGGTGATGACGCATCTGCTGGGGGAAGCGAACCCCACGAATGTGTCGCAACGACTGCGTGAGGGTTATGAGCCCGTCAAGGCAGAAGATCACCCTGAGTTGGCTTTCGAGGCCAACACCAAGACGGGGAACATCGAGATCGGCGGTCTGATGCTCTGCAAGATGCCCGACGATATGTTGAGTCAGCGCGTTACCCACTACGCGGACATGACCAACAGCCAGTCGCATTCCGTGAATTCCAAGTTCACAAGTCAAAGTGACCCTCGCATGCCGTTGTTTGCTGAACAGAAAAGCAGCTCGTCGCGTGGGTCGTTCGGTAACGGTTCCTGATAGGAGTCATAAATGGCTTTCCCCACGATTGACAAGCCCTACGGGCTTGCGCCGATTAACCTGAAGGGCGGTATTCCGTTTGCAGGTTCGACTCGGATGATCCCCATCGGCCAAGGCTACGCCACCAACATCTTCAACGGGGATGTGGTTGGTCTATCCAACGGCAACAGCATCATCACCCCCTACAACGCGGACACGCAGTCCGCCGCTGCGGCTGGTGACATTGTCGGCGTCTTCCTGGGCTGCGAATACAGCACCGGGTCGGGCCCGATCTACGGTAAGCTGCGTCAGCAGTACTACCCGGCAAGCACCAACGCCCCCAACGCGGTGGCCTACGTGCTGGACGACCCGAACGCCCTGTTCAAGACAGCGGTGATCGCGCAAGCGCAAGGCAGCGCCAACACCCAACTGAACACCGGCACGACCATCGGCTACATGTCGCCGTCGTTCCTCGGCACCAACGCCTTCCTGATCGCTGGCAACGGCGGCTCGACGGCAACTGGCAACTCGCTGGCTGGTGTTTCGGGCGGCAACCCCACGGTGGCTTCGTCGGTGGCTGGCAACATCCGCCAGACGGTCGGCACCGGTGCGGGCACTTCGCCCTGCCTGCGCGTGATCCAACTGGTGCCTGACACCGCCGTCACGGTGGCTACTGCGCTGTCCTCGTCCCCCTCGGCTGCTACGACCTTCACGGTCGCTTCGACTGCTGGGATCGTCCCGGGCATGCAGTGCGTCATCGACGGCATCAGCGGCACCACGGCGGGTTCCCCGGGCAGCAACCTGACGGTCACGGGTGTGGTCACTTCCACCTCCACGATCACGGTCAGTGCCAGCGTCACGGCCACCAGCGGCGCTTCGGTCAGCTTCATCGGCTACCCCGAAGTCATCGTCGGCTGGAACTTCGGTTACCACTCGTACTTGCTCGCCGCTGGCGTCTGAGGAGTCTGAATCATGGCAATTTCTCGTGCACAGCTCCTCAAGGAGCTTCTCCCTGGACTCAACGCCCTGTTCGGCATGGAGTACAAGCGCTACGCCGAGGAGCACAAGGAGATCTACGAAACGGAGACCTCCGACCGCTCGTTCGAAGAGGAGACCAAGCTCGCTGGTTTCTCTGCCGCTCCGGTGAAGAACGAAGGTCAGGCCATTGCGTATGACAACGCGCAGGAAGCCTGGACCGCTCGTTACAACCACGAGACCATCGCTATGGGCTTCTCCATCACCGAAGAGGCGATGGAAGACAACCTGTACGACAGTCTGAGCACGCGCTACACCAAGTCGCTGGCTCGGGCTATGGCCTACAGCAAGCAGGTCAAGGCTGCGAACATCCTGAACAACGGCTTCAACGCTGCCTTCCCGGGCGGTGATGGTGTCTCGCTGTTCTCGACGGCCCACCCGCTGGTCTCCGGGGGTACCAACAGCAACCGTCCTTCGGTGGCTACGGACCTGAACGAGACCGCGCTGGAGAACGCAGTGATCCAGATCGCTGCGTGGACGGATGAGAAGGGCCTCTTGATCGCTGCCAAGCCCCGGAAGCTGATCATCCCCCCGGCCCTGATGTTCGTCGCAACCCGCCTGCTGGAGACCAACCTCCGCGTCGGCACCACCGACAACGACATCAACGCGCTGAAGAACAACGGCTCGATCCCGGAAGGGTACACCGTCAACCACTTCTTGACCGACCCGAACGCGTGGTTCCTGACCACTGACGTTCCGAACGGCCTGAAGCACTTCGTGCGCGTCCCGATGTCCACCTCGATGGACGCTGACTTCGACACGGGGAACAACCGCTACAAGGCCCGCGAGCGTTACTCGTTCGGCTGGTCTGACCCGCTGGGCGTGTACGGCTCCCCCGGCGCAAGCTGAACGGCTCCGGCGTGATCCAAGGCCCCTTCGGGGGCCTTTTCTTTTGCCTGAGACTGTGCTAGGCTCGGGCTTGCCCGAGACCCCACTTACCCCTAAACCACTGCACCGACCGGCTCGGCGGACTGTCTCCTCAAGACGGTGCGGTATGACGAGGAACCATCATGTCATTCTCAAGCTTCTCCGGCCCGATCCGCTCGGGCACGCAGCGCTACGGCGCAGGCCGCAATACGGGTCTGGTGCTGCTTACGCAGTCCGCTACCATCAACATGAACGGCGTGGCCCTGACTTCTGCGGCTCCGGCTCAGAATTTGTTCACGCTGCCTGCGGGGTCGAAGATCGTCTCGATCATCGCCGACAAGACCGTGGCGCTGGCGGGCAACTCCATCTCGCAGGTTGCGATGATTGTGGGCAATGCGTCGGACGACAACCAGTATCTGGAGTCGGTGAATCTGGCAACGACCAAGGGCCGTGCGGCTCAGGCTACGGTCGACGCGGGGCTTCAAGTGGACGACTGCGACAACATCGGCACCTCTGATGTCATGCTCCAGGCGACTTTCACGGCGACGACGGGCAACGCTGACTCGGGCCAGATCGTGGTCACGGTGAGCTACGTCCAGCGTCAGCCTGATGGTTCAGTGAACCCGACCGAGTACCAGAACTGATTCTGACGCCCCTCCGGGGGCGTTCTCCTATTGGAGTTCACCATGATGCAGACTGACGTCAGTTCAGGTTCAGTGGGCGCAGCCGCAAGCGCGGCAATCACAGCGCAACGGTCTCGGATCAAAGCCATCGCTATGACGTACACCGCCAGCGCGGGTGCATTGACAATTACTGACGGTAACGGTGGTCCTACGCTGTTCGCGTTCACTCCCGCAGCGGCGGCAGGCTCGCTGTACATGCTGCTCCCTGGCGAGGGTATTTTGGCGCAAACGGGTATTTACGCCACCACGGGTACCGGCACCACCGCCACGGTGATGTATGGCTAAGACACCTGCGTGGACGCGTAAGGAAGGCAAGTCTGAAGCTGGGGGTCTCAACGCTAAAGGCCGCGCCAGCTACAACGCAGCCAACCCGGGCAAGCCGGGGCTTAAACCGCCCGCGCCGAACCCAAAGACCGAGAAGGATGCAGCTCGACGAAAGTCGTTTTGCGCAAGGTCTGCGGGACAGGCCAAGATGTTTCCCGAAGCAGCCAAAGACCCGAACAGTCGGCTGCGCAAGGCAAGAAAAGCATGGAACTGTTGACTTGTACGCGTTGCAAGGCCGAAAAACCTGCGTCAGCAGAGTTTTTCCCTCCGCATAACAAAAAGCGTAACGGTCTTGATAGTTGGTGCAGGCAGTGCCGCGCCACATACCGCAATGAAATATGTCGTGGTAAGTTCAGAGCTTCGGTAAGCGATGAACAGCTTAAGCAGATCAAAGCAGAAGTGACAGAGTGTGTTATTTGCGGCGATACCGGAGAGCTTGTTGTTGATCATGACCACACAACCGGGAAAGTACGCGGTATGCTCTGCAACCACTGCAACCGTGGCCTAGGCCACTTCAGGGACAGTCCCATGCTACTTGAATTTGCTGCGCAGTACTTGTACGCATCGGTAGATGCGCCGGAATGGGATCAATACTTGGCGACGCACGGAACGGAGTTGGGGTGCTGAAATGGATGCGACGCTCCTATGGAACACCCTCCTGACGGTGCTATTGGGCGTGGTGGCGTTCTTCATGGCCGCTAAGTTCCGTGAACTTGACCGCTTGAGCATTCTGTTGAACAGGACGCGCGAGGAAGTTGCCCGGGACCATCTCACCCGCGCAGAGTTCCGTCAAGACATGAAAGAGCTGCTCGAACGCTTTGACAGGCTCGAAGTCAAGATCGACAATCTACGGGTCAAAACCCTCTGACCCAGGAGCATTCATGAAAAAACTCCCCGAAGCCGCGCCGCAGCACGTGCCTGAGCCTGCTGGTGAGAGTCGGTCCAAGCCGAAGCCCTCTTCGCCGTCAAAGCGGCGTCCGCTGCCTGAGGCTGCTCCGCAGCACATGTCCGAGCCCGCAGGGCCGTTCAAGAAGGCCAAGGGCGGCATGATCAAGAAATACGTCAATGGTGGCGTAGTAACCCGGGCCGACGGTTGCATAACCAAGGGCCCTACCAAAGGAAGGATGGTGTGAGATGATGATGAAGAAGCCCCCGATGTCCGCCAAGATGCCCCCCAAGGCGAAAGGCAAGAAGGAACTCCCGCCCTTCATGAAGAAGGACGGCAAAGCCAAACCCAAGAAGATGATGGGCGGCGGAAGCTGCAAGTGAGGTAGAGATGGTACGCCCCAACTACGCCAAAGATGCGGCGTCGACTCCTGGCGCGAAAAGGCTCCGGCAGGAGCTGGCGGGCGTTCTTGAGCCCAAGAAACCGCGCTGGAAGTCGGAGTACAAGGGGCCCGATCCCGACCGTCAAAAGATCGACGGGAAAGCGGTTGTCAGCCGTGAGGAACTCGCGGACTTCCAGCGGCAGTACGGCGCTGCCAAGACGCTGCGCGATCTGTTGAATGCGGACGCGACCGGTAAGCTGCCTGCGCGTGTTGGTGCGGGCGCAGGTCGCGGTGCAGCCGAAGGTCGCAAGGCAACGGACCGCGATACCGCCCCGATGCGTAGTGAGAGCCCCTACAACGACCCGTCAAGGGCGAAGGAAGGGGCGGCTGCGCGCCGTCGAGAAATGATGCGGGACCCGGGCCGTGACGCCATCGAACCTATGCTTGGCCCCGAGACGGGTCTTGCCGCGCTTGGAAGAGCGGGAGCTGGTGCGCTGATGCGTGGTCTGGCAGGTGCGTTTGGGCGTCGTGCCGCACCTAAAGCCGCCGATGACCTTGTGGAACCCGTTGGCGATTTGACGCCGCAAGGTCGTGTCTTTCGCAGTGCGCGGCCTGACGCAGAAGCCGCCAAGCAAGCGGAGTACATGGAGCGCATCTCCGAGCGAGGCCTGAAGAAGGGCGGCTCAACCAAGTCCTACGCCAAGGGCGGCAGCGTTCGTGGTGCTGGGTGCGAGACGCGTACCAAGAAGACGAGGTACGTCTGATGCGCGCATCCCGTGGCATGGGGTGCATCAACCCCGCCAAGATGCCCAAGGCGAAAGTCTCGGGCTACGCCAAGGGCGGCGAGAGCCGTGTCAACGCGGCGGGTAACTACACCAAGCCCGGGATGCGAAAGTCGTTGTTCGAGAGCATCAAAGGACAGGCAACGCAAGGTACTGCCGCAGGACAGTGGAGCGCCCGTAAGGCGCAACTGCTTGCCAAGCAGTACAAACAACGCGGTGGCGGGTATAAGTGAAAGCCCCCCAAAAGTCCCTGAAGGATTGGACCGCACAGAAATGGCGGACCAAGTCAGGAAAGCCGTCGTCAAAGACGGGGGAGAGATACCTCCCGGAAGCAGCGATCAATGCTTTGTCTCCTGCTGAGTACGCGGCGACAACCAAGGCCAAGCGTCAAGGCAAGGCCAAGGGCCAACAATTTGTGGCGCAGCCCAAGGGCGTAGCCCGAAAGACGGCGAGATTTAGATGACTACCTCCGGCACCACGACATTCAACCTCGACCTCAACGAAGCGGTCGAGGAAGCCTTCGAGCGCTGTGGTGCTGAGTTGCGCACGGGTTATGACTTGCGCACGGCGCGGAGATCGCTGAACCTGCTGTTCGCAGACTGGGCGAACCGTGGTGTGAACATGTGGACGTTCAACCAAGCGGTCATCAACCTGACCCAAGGCGTCAACAC